CGGGTGTACCTCACGGACGACGAACCAACGTCGTGGACGACCACGCTGGAGGTCCAGCCGTCCACCGGCGGCGATGGCAGCACGTTCTACCCGAAAGACCTCCGCAAGCTGATCGGCAAGCTCGCCGGGTTCGCGACAGATCCCGTCTCCGCAGCCGCCGGTATGGACACCCATCCGGGTGGCGAGCAGCTCAAGCACTACTGGGTGTATGGCGAGGGGGCAGCGAAGTGGTCCACCTGGACTGAGCTGCGCGATCACCTGCTGAAGTACCTGAATCCAGAGATGGCCAAGCGGACCGCGGCCGAGTGGTTTCACCTGCGCTACGGCTTCTGGCCTGGGGCGGACGTCAACCGCGTGAAGCACGGCAAGCCGCCGCGCGGCCACCTCGTAGGCCCCGGCTGATCTGACCACGGGCACATCGCCCACGTACCCGAGAGGCAGGTGCGTGGCGATGACGCATGCCCTCAGCGCTTCTACCTGGGACGAGTCGGCGCACTCCCGCAACCCGGCCGGCGGGTCTGGTGGCGGGGAGTTCGCGGGCCAGTCGAAGACCAGTTCGCAGAAGCCGCAGCCGCGGGCGCAGACCCGCCATCACGTCGTGATCCCCAAGGGTCGGCTGGGGTTCGACGGCACCCGGGGGACCGGGTACGGCATGCCGCATGGCGACGCCCGGGTGAAGCGCCTGCAGGAGGCTCTGAACCGGCTCGGCCTGACCGACAGTCGTGGCAGGAAGTTGGCCGTCGACGGGAAGCTCGGTCCGCTGACGACGCAGTCCATCAAGGCGGCGCAGGAGCGTCTGGGGATGAAGCCCACCGGCATCATCACTGAGGCGTTCATCAACCGTCTCGATGCCACCGATGCGCTGCCGAAGACGGCCCACAAGCCGGTGAAGGCTGCCACCTCGGACGCGCCGTATGGGCCGAAGTCGCAGGTCGAGTACGCGGACCCCGGCTACCAGTCGGACGGCAAGGCGCGCTACCCACTCGACTCCGAGGAGCACTGCCGCGCGGCGTGGTCGTACATCAACCAGACGGACAACGCGGCGAAGTACACCCCTGACCAGCTGGCCAGGATCAAGGCGGGGATCAAGGCGGCCGGCAAGAAGTACGGCATCGACTTCGCCGACAAGATGTCCGCAGCCGCCGAGTCCCCGGTTCTGCGCGGGGTGGAACTTGCCCGTCCTGGCGACTGGAAGCTGTCTACCGGCCCGGTGACGTTCACCGACCAGATGCTGCGGGACGCGGCCGACTTCTTCGCCGCGTCCGGCGGCCAGGCGGTGCCGGTGAAGCTCGGCCACGTCGATGACCGGTTCGACGGTGAGCCGACGTTCGGATCACTGACGAACATCCGCTACGCCGAGGACGACCGGGGAGCGGTGCTGCTCGGCGACATCGTCGACATGCCCGGCTGGCTGTCCGCCGCGGCGCCGAAGCGGTGGCCGAACCGCTCGATCGAGGGCTGGCAGAACTTCACCTACGACGGCCGTGAGTACTCGCTGGTCCTGTCCGGGCTGGCGTTCCTCGGCGTGACGCCGCCGGCTGTGCGCAACATCCGTTCCCTCGCCGACCTGCAGAGCGCGCTGGCCGCGTCGTCGGCGCTGCGTCTGGTCGCGTCGGCACCCGCCGATGACCAGGCGGTTTCACCTCAGACTGCCGCCCTGGTGGCGGAGGAACCGACCAAAGAAGGGACCGGCATGGATCCGGTAAAGATCCGAGAGGCGCTGGGCCTGGACCCGGATGCCTCCGACGACGAGGTGAAGTCGGCGCTGATCACAGCGGCCGGTGTCACCCCGCAGAGCACGCCCCCACCCGAGCCGGTGCAGGCGTCGCTGTTCGATCCGCCCACGCCGGCCGTACCCGCGAAGCCGGATGTGATCGCGCCCGGCACGATGCGTGTCGACGCGTCAGCGTGGCAGGCCGCGCAGGACCGCATCAAGAAGCTGGAGGCTGCGGCGGACCGGCAGCGGGTCGCCGAGCGGGATCAGATCATCGCCAAGGCGGTGCAGGACGGGAAGTTCGCCCCGGCCCGCAAGGAGCACTGGGTGCGGCTGTGGGACGCCGACCCGGAGGGTGCCCGTCAGGCCATTGACGGTCTGGCGCGCAACGTCATCCCGGTGGCCGCGTCCGGCTACGCCGGTTCGGACGGCGACGGCGTCGAGGACGAGTTCTACTCCGCTCTCTACGGCAAGACGAAGGTGGGCTGACCTGTGGCTGACTACTCACCCGTCTACTCCGGCGGCGTCACCCCGTTCACGACCACCACGTCGGCCGCGGTGACCGGCGGTAACGTCGTCGTCTGGTCGGGTGCCGGCACCGTCGCCGCGTCCGCCGCGATCTCCACCGTCGTTGCCGGTGTCGCCGCGCACGACGCCGCGTCCGGCGCGAAGATCACCGTCTGGCCGATCGTCGGGTGCATCCACGAGCTCGTCGCTGCCGCCGCGATCACTGCCGGGGCGGGCATCACGACCGACGCCGCGGGTTCCGGACAGGTCGCGACCGCGACCATCGCCACCGCGGCCGCCGCGGGAACCCTGATCGGCACCGCCGTCACCACCGCAGCCGGATCGCCGCTGAAGCTGCGCGTCCAGGGCCGCAACTAACCCGAGAGGAGATAGCACATGCCTGGTACCTACCCGGCTGGCGCGCCCGTCCTCACGGGTGACTCGCTGGCCATCAGCCGCTTCCTTCAGTCGCCGACCGCGCTCACCCGGCGGCTGCGCGACTACAAGGACCTGCGGTTCGTGTCCGACCAGCTCCTGACGCAGCGTTTCCGCTCCAGCGGCGGCGCCGTGCTCTACGAACTGACCGAACCGTTCGTGACCGACCGCACGGTTGAAGCCGTGTCGGCCGGCTCGGAGTACCCGTTCGCCAACCTGCCCACCGGCACCGCGGCGCTCGCCGCGGTCAGCAAGTGGGGACAGAAGGCGCGCCTGACCGACGAGGAGGTCTCCCGCAATCAGTACGGCGGGGCGGCCGTCGACCGCACCATGCGGAAGGTCCTCAACTCGATCATCTCGCAGGTGGACTCGATCACCATGTCGGCGATCGGGTCGGCGCTCGCGGACACGGCGACCCTCGGCAAGTGGGACGCCGGCACCCCGAAGATCCTCAACGACATCCTCAACGCCAAGCGCATCATCCGGGCCCGGAACCTGGGCTACGACCCGGACACCATCGTCGTGTCCGACCTCGGCTACATGTCGATGATGGTCGACACGGTCATCTCGAATCTGTGGCGGCGTGAGGTCACCGACAACCCGGTGTACACCGGGGAGGTGGAGCAGATCGCCGGCATGAAGGTGATTGTTACGCCGAACCTGCCGGTGGCGACGTCGTGCTTCGTGCTCGACTCGAAGGCGCTGGGCGGCATGGCTGACGAGATGGACGGCGCGCCTGGCTACGCGGTCAGTGACCTCGCGGTGCAGGTCAAGTCGATCCGTCTCGACGAGATCGACGGCTGGGACCTGCAGGCCCGCCGCAAGACGGTGCCGGTCGTTCAGGAGCCCGGTGCGGGCCAGGAGATCACAGGGGTGACGTCATGACCGATGTGAAGCCCGACCCGAAGACGGCGGCGTCGACCGACACCAAGGTCGGCACGTACCGGGTGACAGCGCCGTACGTGACGCTGAAGTCGAAGAGTGACCAGGGCGGAGACGTCGTGCTCGGCTACTTCGCCGGCGCGCTCGTGCCCGAGACGGTTGATCTCGAAGACCTGGCCCGCCACATCCGCAAGGGCATGGTGGAGAAGCTTGAAGGCGCCGAGGCCAAGGTCGTCGAGAAGCAGCAGGCCGAGGCGAAGAAGGCCGAGGAGGCCGCTGCCGCGCCGGAGGACAAGGAGGGCGCCGAGGCGGTCAAGGACGCTGAGGCTGCCCAGAAGGCCACTGCGGATGCTGAGGCCAAGGAAGACGCCGAGGCCAAGAAGGAAGGCCGCACGCGGATGAGGGCGGCTGACAGTCCCCGCAGCACGAGCACCGCGACCAGGGGCTGAGAGGCAGGTAGGCCATGGCGGATTTGTTCACCCTCGACGAGTTCGCCAGCTACCTGCAGCAGGATGTTGACACGTCGAGCGCAACAGTCGCTCGACGTGTCGCGTCCGGCTGGCTCAAGTCGGCTACGGGCCTGTCCGACTGGACGGCGCCGGTCGATGACCAGCTGTTCGGCTGGGGCCTGGAGCTGGCGGCAATCGCGTTCCGTAACCCGGACGGGGCCTCGTCGGAGTCGATCGACGACCACACCGTCCAGTGGGACCGGGCACGCCGCGCGGACATCCTCAAGGCGGCTACGACCGCCTACTCCGGGGCCGCTCAACCGCAGTATTCGTTTCCCGAGGCCGACTGGCACTGGACGGTTGTCCCGTTCGTGCCGCCGATCACCAACTGAGCGGCGCCCCCGCCGCCTGACCATCCCCATAGAGAGGCCAGTCAATGGCGCGCTATTCGACCTCCATCGTCAGCCAGACGGCCCAGCTCGCCGGGATGCCGTCGGGTACCACCGTGAACGGCTACATCGGCTACTGGGGTGGGTCGGCTACGTCCGGCTACCGGCTGCGCCGGGTCACCCTCGGCATGCGTACCACGTCGGCGACCGTGCCCACGTCGCAGCAGTACACGGTCGAGGTGCACCGTCAGACGGTGGCACCGGCCGGCACCGGGCTGGCGGCGGCGGTGCTGGGGCAGCCGTTGGAGACGTGGACGCCGCAGACGGACCCGACCGTGGGCATGATCGCCACGACGGCCACGACGATCGGCACGACCGGCCCGACGCTGACCACGGCGCCGATCAAGACGCTGACCCTGAACACCCAGAACACCGTGGACTACCCGTTCGAGTTCCTCGAGGAACTGGTGTGCGCGATCGGCACCGCGAACGGCATCGCCTTCGTCAACATCGGCAACACGCTGCCGCCCGCGCACCTGATCACAGTCGACGTCGAGATCGAGGTGTAAAGCCACGTTCGCCCATCGCAAGCGACCGGCGGTCTGAGCGAACCTGACGGGGCGGTGTCGCCGTGCAAGCACTGTTCAACGGCCCCACCGTCGGCGCGTCTCTCAACGGCACCACCGTCACCGCGGGGTCCGGGGGCAACAGCGGCGGCGGTGACAGCTGGTTCTTCGACACCGTGCAGATTGGCGCCACCGGATCCCTGATCTTCGACAACGCCCACGTCACCCACAATGTGGAGGCGTTCCGCTTCACCACGGGCGGCACTGCGGGCAACTGCAACGTTCAGTGGCAGGGGTCTATCACCGCGGCCGCCACGATGTGGTTCCGGATCTACATCTTCACCCCGTCGAGCTTCGCCCTGACGCCGACGATCGTGCGGATGCTCGACAGCACCGGCGCTACCCAGGCATGCCGTATCGCCTGGAACGCCTCCGGCAACATCCTGATCCGGGACTCCGGCAACGTCACCAGGGCCACCTCCACGAACGCCATGTCGGTGTCGACCGCATACCGGTTGGAAGGCTTCTGCACGCAGGGCGCATCCGGCACGGCTGAGATCAAGTTCTGGTCGTCGATCGACTCCAGCGGCTCACCTGTTGAGACGTTGACGGCCGCCGCCCAGAACTACGGCACCAACAACATCGGCAACGTGGCGTTCGGCCAGATGGCGGCGATTGCCAACATGCCGTCCTGGTGGGGCTCGGCGATCGCGGTCACCGACGGCGGCTACCTCGGGCCGTGGCAGCCTCCGCTGTCGCCGGTCGCGGCACGGCATCGCGTCTACGCGGTGCAGCGCCGGGCGGCTCCGGTGTCTGTTCCTCCGTCGCAGGCGACCGCCCCCGTTGTGGTGCGTCCGACACGGCGTACACCGACTCAGCGGCCACGCGCACAGATCACCCGCGTTCCCCCGGCGCAGCCGCCCGCGTCTCCCATTGCCCGGCCGGCCCGGCGGATGCCGACCCTGCGCCGGCGGGCACGGGGTGCCGGCATACCGCAGGCCCAGGCTGCGCCGGTCGCGCCGACGTATGTGCCGCTGCCCGTCCACCACCTGCTGCGGCTGGTGGTGCGCATGCGCGGCGAGTCCACGCAGACACCGATCGCCCAGACTGTCCCGCTGGCGCCGCCGTATGTGGCTCCGCCGTCGCGTCGGCTGCCGCGGCTGCTGTCGGCTTGGACGCGGGGGCGTCGCACGTCGACGCCGATAGCGCAGACCGTGCCGCCGCCGCCGGTCATTGCGCCGCAGCCGGTATTGCGGGTTCGGCGGCTGCTGCCGCTGCTCACCCGTCGTCGTCCTGTCGTGGTGCCGCTGGCCCAGGTCAAGGCGCCTGTACCGATCCCCCGACGCAGGTTGCGGCTTCCGGTTCTAGCCTCTCGGCATTCCGTTGTCGTGCCGTTGGCGCAGGTCAAGGCACCCGTGCCGACTCAGCGTCGCCGGTTGCCGTTGCCGCTGCTCGGCCGCCGACGTCCTGTCGCCGTGCCGCTTCCGCAGGCGGCGGTGCCCGTACCAACGTCGCGGCGCCGGTTGTGGCTGCCGCCCCGGCGGCCTGGTGTTGCCAGGGTTACGCCGCCGCAGGTGGTGGCGGTTGCCCCGCAGTGTCCGCCGCAGCCGTGGCGCCGGCGTCTGCTGGCTGCGCTGTTCGGCCCTCGCCGTGGCGCCGAGGTGGCCTTGTCGTCGGCCGCGGTTCAGGTCTGCGAGACCCCGCGACCCTCCACCGGCGTCACCGCGCGTCCCAGCTCGGGTACGACCGCCTACGCGGCGGCCATGACGGCGCGGCCGTCGACCGGCGACACGACACGACCGGACTCAGGGACCACCGAAGACCCGTGCTGAGGAGGCGAGCATGTCGGCTGTGACTGTCACCTTGCGTGGCCGCGCCAAGGCGGATGCCGATATGCGGGACACCTGTACCGTGACCCGGCCCGGGCCGCCGACCACCGACCCGGAGTCCGGAGTTATCACCCCCGCGTACATCACGATCTACGCCGGCAAGTGCAAGGTCCAGCAGTCGGCGCCCGCGTCGGCACCGACGACGGTCGGTGAGGCCGAGGTGTTCGTCGGCCAGCTGACCTTGGATCTGCCGACCGCCGTGATCGGGGTCGCGCCCGACGACCTGGTCACGGTGACGGCGTCGGTGCTGGACCCGGACCTGGTTGGCAAGAAGTTCCACCTGCGCGCCCCGTCGCATAAGACGTACCTGACGGCCCGCCGCTTCCCGATGATCGAGGTGAGCGGGTGATGGACGCGAAGGTGACTGGCTTGTCGGACCTGCTCGACGACCTGGACAAGGCTGCCGCCGAGGTGGTCGAGCAGGCCAAGAAGGTCGTCGGACGCGGCTGCAACAACATCAAGAAGGACGCCAAGAAGCGGGTCACGGGCTACGCGCACCTGCCGCACTATCCGCGCAGCATCGACTACGACGTGACCGCCGAGGGAACGACGGTGACCGGGGAGGTCGGGCCGAACCACGCGAAGCTGCAGGGTGGCCTGGGCCGGGTCATTGAGCTAGGGACCCGGAACAACGCGCCGATCCCGCACCTCAGCCCCGCTCTCGACGCCGAACTCCCGGCATTTGAGCGGTATCTGGCTGAGCTGGGTTACGACCTGATCGTGGGGCGTCCGACGCCCGACGGTCCAGTGACGGATCCCGGCGACTGATGACCGACGGACTCGATGCCGCGCTGGCGGCTGCCGGTGTGGCGCTGCTGCAGGCCGACGCGTCACTGGTCGTGTACCGCGGCGGTGTCCCGAGCCCCACCACGAACCCGCCGTACGTGGTGGTGCGCACCACGGTGGACCGGCCCTCCGATGACCCGGACGACTCGCTGGAGGGCATGTCCAAGGTCTGGCTCGCCCGCTGGTTCTGCTACTGCGTGGGCGGGGGCTCGGGCGCGACCCCCGAGGCGGCCGAGGTTGCCGCGATAGCCGTGGCGCAGCGGGTGCGAACCCAGCTGCTCGACGCCCAGGTGACCATCTCGGGGCTGTCGTGCGGGCTGATCCGGTGGGAGCAGTCCAATCCTCCGGAGTCGCTCAACGAGACGACCGGCTCTCCGATCCGGGAGGCCGTCGAGGTCTACCGCCTTCTCGCCACCAGCTAGCGCGCGATCCCCGTTTGTACGCCTCCGCCCGAGGCGGCCCTAACCCATTCCTGTCTGGAGGACCCTCGCCATGGGGCTCATCAACCCTGTCTCCAGTTCCCTCGCCGGGGTGACGGTGACCCCCACGGCCGTCGCGGCGTCGGACACCATCGCCCAGTCCTCGCTCGGCGCGATCGGCGCCAACCTGCTGGTCATCAACGGCGGCGGCTCGCCCGACACGGTGGCCGTCTCCGATGCCGGGAGGACCGACGCCGGGAACGCCGGCACCTCCTCAGGCAGCTCGGTGACGAACGGCACCAACAAGGTGTTCTTCATCTCCCGGTTTGCCGCCGATCCGACGACCGGGCTGGTCACAGTGACCCACAGCTTCACCACGTCGGTCACCTGCTACCTGTTCCCGCTCGGGTGAGCGCCGTGGATGGCGCTGTGGATGGCTTCGTGTGGCTGGAGTGGCCCGAGACCGGCGCCCGCTGGCGTTGCCCGGTCGACGCCGCGCCGATGTGGCAGGCGCGCGGCCTGGTGCCGTGCGACGAACCGGCGCCGGTCGACCCAGCCATTGCCGAGCGGCCCGCGCCGCCGCCCCCCGATGTCCCGGCTGACGCGCCGGTGAGCAAGTCCACCCGCAGCAAGACCCCGGACAAGGAGTAGCCGACGTGGCTGACATCTTCAACGATGCGAAGACCCGCGTCTCGTACGTGCTGGCCATCGCCAATATCGCCGCACCGTCGGCTGCTACGGAGCTGAACGCCGGCACCAGCCTGCTGCTCCAGTCGCTGATCACCCCCGACGGGCTGATCGGCTTCGAGGCGTCCACCGCCGACGTGGACAATTCGGCGCTCGACTCGACGTTCGACACGGTGGGCCTGGGCCGGATCTCCTACTCCGGCACCACGCTGCGGCTCAAGAAGCAGACGGTGGGCGCGGACACGGCCTACACGACGTTCGTGTACGGCGTGACCGGCTTCATCGTGATCCGCCGCTATCTGACCTCGTCGACCGCGTGGGCCGCCGGCGACAAGGTGAGCGTGTTCCCGGTCGCCGTCGGCGAGCCGAAGGATCTCGCGCCGACGAAGAACACGGTGGCGATGTACGAGGTGCCACTGAAGATCACCTCTACGCCGTCGACCCGCGCGACCGTCGCGGCCTGACCTCAGCT